AAGCAGACTGCGGGCACTATTTCAGTCGTACACATTTGGCAACACGGTTTGATGAGAATAATTGCCATGCCGAATGCCGACACTGCAACAGGTTCAAAGCCGACCATTTGGAAGGGTATCGGGTGAATCTAATTGCTAAAATCGGACAACAGAAGTTTGATTTACTGAAAGTCAAAGTTGCCAGCACTTCCAAAATGACTGATTTTGAGTACGAACAGCTAATCAAGTATTACAAAGCACTTAATAAGAAGTTACGAAAGGAGAAAGGATTATGAATGATTTGGAAGCAGGAACATTTGTTATGATGGTCAAGAATGATGATGGTTCATTCTCTCCGGTTGGATTAAGTAAGGAACAGGCTTATATAATCCGGATATTTCTTTCCAAACTTAGTGAGGATTTCCCTTTTATCATTAAATCAGAAGATAGATATGTACAAACTACGTGATTACCAACAGAAAGCCTCTGATGCTGCCGTTTCTTTCTTCAATAACAAGGCGAAGAAAACAAATGCCATTATGGTGTTACCTACGGGCAGCGGAAAGTCGCTTATCATAGCAGATATAGCCGCAAGGCTTGACGGTCATACCTTGGTGTTCCAGCCCTCGAAGGAAATACTCGAACAGAATTTCAAGAAACTCTGTTCATACGGTATTCTTGATTGCAGTATCTATTCATCATCCTTTAACTCAAAGGAGATAAGCCGGATAACATTTGCCACCATCGGCAGTGTGAAGAATCATCCCGAACTGTTTACCCACTTCAAGAACATCATTGTGGATGAATGTCATCTTGTAAACCCCAAAGAGGAAATGTACAAGGATTTTTTTGATGCAGTGAAGTGTAAGGTTCTTGGGCTGACAGCAACGCCATACCGTTTAAGCTCCAGTCGTGATTTCGGCTCCATGCTGAAATTTATCACTCGGACAAAACCTCATGTCTTTTCAGAGGTCATTTATCATGTACAGGTATCAACCCTATTAGATATGGGCTACTTGGCGAAGTTGGATTACTATTCAATGAATCCTTCAGGGTGGAATGAACTTAACTTGAAAGTAAATACTACTGGTGCCGACTATACGGATAGGTCAGTTCAAAAAGAATATGAACGGATAGACTTCTACGGTTATCTCGTTCATATCGTCCAAAGGCTGATGAATCCCAAAGCCGGAGGAAAACGGAAGGGTATTTTGGTCTTTACCCGTTTTTTGAAAGAAGCGGAACGGTTAACGATGTCAATACCCGGTTGCGCTATCGTTTCAGGTGATACTCCTAAGAAAGAACGTGAACATATTCTTGAGGCGTTCAAAGCTGGTGAAATTCCGGTAGTAGCTAATGTGGGTGTACTTACGACTGGCTTTGACTATCCGGAACTTGATACGGTCGTTATGGCACGTCCTACAATGTCACTTGCCATGTGGTATCAGATAGTCGGTCGTGCCATCCGCCCGCATCCTTCTAAAGAATGTGGATGGATTGTGGATTTATGCGGTAACATCAAACGTTTCGGAGAGGTGTCGGATTTACGATTGTTTGATAGCGGTAATGGTAAGTGGGCTGTATTTTCTAACGGAAGGCAATTAACTAACGTGAGATTCTAAGACTATGGACGAAGGATTTTTGAGGCTAAGCCGCAGATTTTTCTCGAATGAAATGTGGAATGAAGCCCGTACTTTTAGCAGTTGCGAAGCGTGGTTAGACTTAATTCAGTCTGCACGATTTGAGGCAACGCCCCGAAAGGAGAGTATCGGAGGTCGAGAAATCTCTTATTCAAGAGGTCAATATCCTGCATCCATAAGATTTCTGTCACAGCGTTGGAAATGGTCTGAAAAGAAGGTGCGTTCCTTTCTTGTGCATCTTAGAAAGAAAGGTATGATAACTGTTGAGTGCAATCAAGGAATGAACCTTATAACCTTATGTAAATATGAAGAATATAATCCAATGGGCACAACCAAGGGCACAAGTAAGGACACAGGTATTGAAAAGGAAATCAATGAATTAAGACACGAATGGGCACAACTAAGGGCACAACTTGGGGCACAGCCCATGAACAACAATCTACCGCAATCCGAACTTTTACAAAAATCAGGGCACACAGAGGGCACAAATACAAAGAAAGAAGAAAGAGAGTATATAGATATATCTCTACATCAAAAGAAAGAAAATACTCCTGACGGAGTATCAAAGAAAGCCAAGCTTTCTTCGCCCTCCCCCTCTGAAAAGATTGATTACAGCGGATTGATGGAATACTATAATACCACATTCAAAGACAGACTCCAGCAGATAAGATCAATGACTGATGTGAGAAAAAAGGCTGTAAAAGCCCGGATAGCCCAATATGGGAAAGAGTCAGTGAGGAGTGTTTTCAATCTCATTCTTCAATCCCCGTTCCTACTTGGAGCTAATGACCGCAATTGGAAATGCGACTTTGATTGGATTTTCAAACAAGCAAACTTTACTAAAATATTGGAAGGAAACTATAATGGGACAAGACTTAGTAAAAATCAACAGGATAGCGAGCAGCGAAAACGTGATTCAATTCTTGCAGTCGCTACAACCGTTAGAGAAGCTGCCGCAAAAAAGAGAAAGGAACTTGAAGCAGAGGGCGTTATTGAATAAATATCCCGATCCTGCACAATTCATTCTTGATTACAACCCTGATTTGCAGTTCAAACTTGTCAGATGTAATGCAACCCATTCAGAACTGGCGTTGAATGACAGCATTCCGAGTTTAGGACTATTGTCTTCTACTTATGGGGATGAAACACCGATAGAATGGCTAAAGATACAATTTGGCTCATTGAATGACTTTGCAGAAGTTTCAACCAAGATAGCGAAAGAGCAACTTTCTGAACTATCGGAGATATTCCTTTCGGAGTATTATTATATAAATGCCGCTGAAATCTGTTTTTTCATAGCACGGTTTAAGTCAGGGAAGTATGGGCGGTTCTACGGTTCAATAGATCCATTGAAAATAACAAGTGCGATGCTGGACTACGTTTCTGAACGTCGGAAAGATATTGAACGGAAAGAGCGTGAACGATACAGAAACCAACGTGAAAAAGAGATAGAGGAGCGTGGAGATAACAGAATCTCTTATGCTGAGTACATTGAAATCAAGCACCGTGCTGATGCAGGAGATGAGGAAGCTAGAAAAATGCTGATATCACCATGAGAATAACCGTTTACTGGGTAACAAGAAATCCGGATGTTATCGTAAGAATCCGGAAAAAGTTCAATATCCCAAGTTATACTTCCGTGAACTACGAAACAGAATGTGAAATCAAGAATGAAGACTTTCCACTGTTAGAAGAAACAGAACGAAGGGGATTCATTCGAATTAGAAATAAGAATACACGATTATGCAAGGAACAGACAAACTGAATACGATAACCAACATCGTATTTGTCCTCACGGACGTTTTAGAAACCAACCTTCTAGAAATGCAGCAGCAATACAAGAAGGAAGGCT